AAATAAGTGAATTACCTTTAGAACAATGCGATGAAAGAGAAAAACAAAATTACAATTCTGGTATGGGTGATATGTTTAGAGTTGTTTCAGGTCTTTAGTTTTACTATATAAATCTGTAAATTTTCTCCATTCGACCCTGTCAACAGTAGCTTTTTTTCTTGCGTTAAATACCCAATTATTATATATTTGTGTAATTAATGGTTGCTGATTATTTAATTTAAAATCTTTGGGTAAATCTGTAGACATGGTAATTATATTATTTTGTATTAGAATTTTGAAACGTTCATAATCTAAAATTGTATTTATACCAATAATAATTCTAGTTTCATCATCAATATCAGCAAAAGATACATTATCAATATTTTTTATTAAATCGTCTAAACATTTATAGATATAATCGACACCAAATGTTATCATTTCTTTAATATATATATTTTATGTCTTTAACTTAACTTGATACATATCTATCTTTTATTTGTGATATATATTCTTTTACGATTCTTTTTAATACAATTGGAAAATTATCTATATCCCATCTTACATTTTTTTTATCTTGTATTTCATCATATAATGTAGAGGAATCTTCATGTTCTTTGTTATACAAGTAGACAATACAATATAATACAATACTATCTTCGTTATTAAGTTTAGAGACTATCTTTTGTATCTCCTTCTTATCTCTTACTAATATGTCTTTTTTCATGCTTTTAGAAGAAGAAATTAGAGACTTTAATCTATCATATATACCTTTAATGTAATGAATGTTGATATTCTCCATAGTTTAAAATACTATAATAATTATGTATAATAATTAAATTTTAATTATTATACATTTAACTCTTGTACGCTTCTGTCATAGTTGTATAAGATGTTATTAAGTCTTTATCTCTATTCATGCCTTTAATACATTCTTCATCTCCTATATTGCATTGATTTTTAGCCTGATTATTTGTAGGAGACTCTTGATTCATTGAATTATGTACTGTTTGTGAACTACTGGATAACATAGATTGTATAAATTCCATTATTGAATTCAGATCAGGTGGTCCACTATATATCATTTTTGGTACACCATTTGAATAAAAAACAACTAACGGAACATATTCTATAGGTATTGTACTATTCTTTGACATATTTACCAATTCCTTCGATCCAGGTTCGTCCAACTTTACGATTCCAAAGGTAAAATTTTGAATCCTACTTGAAATATTAGCGAATACATCAAACATCATACCACAATGTCGACATTTGTTTGAAGAAAACATAATCAAAGAATACATTGTTCGGTTATTAGTTAAACTCAAGTTATTGTTTTGGTCTAAACGAAAATCATTTTGTGATAAAAAAACTATTCTAGATGATGACATTGTTCTTTTTATAAATATGTTAATATTTTTAAATATCGTTTAAATTATTTATGTTTTTATTAGCCGTTTCAATCATTACAGCTGCGTCAAATAATATCATGTCAGCTGGTAATATTAAGGTGTCAAGTTTATATAAAATTTCTATAATAGATCTTAGTTGTTCTTTTTTTTTCTGACGTATTGTTGATATATGTGCATCTATATTAGCTATTTGTGAAGCCTTTGAATAGATATATATACTTTTCCCATTCGGTTGTATAGTTTGTTTTTCATCTATTAATTTTCGTTCTTCTTCTGTTAGCTTAAATACGTACGAATTAATACTTGATATTCTATCTAGATATTCTTTGCTTTTTTTTATTATCTTTTCAACATTATTTTTTACTGTATCTTTTGATACATTTATACATTTAAAAACACTTACATAATGGTTAAAATTTGAAGTAAATATACTTAATAGTTGTTGTTTTATATCTTTAATATCACTATTAGTATTTTGTATATTGCTATATAAATAATCGAGATCGATTGTGATATATAATTTAATTTTTTCACTCTTTCTTATATTTGATATATCATATATGGATATTTTGTTATTACGAGTTGACTTAAGATAAATATGTCTGTTTGACGATAAACATATATCATAATTGATCGCCTTTAAACATAGAGATATTCGATTCGTTTGTCTTATCAGTGACTTGTTTACTTTATTATTATCTTTGATGTATATAGGTCTATCGTAACGGTTTTTCATATGTTTTTCTATGTTACCATTTTCTTTGTATTTAATATTTATCTCATTGTATTGTTTATCTTCAAACTCTTGTCTAATTTCGTCATTTGAAAAATCATCTATGAAATTTGTATAATCAGAATTATTCTTTGATATATATTCGATCTCATATTTTTTATTTATTTCGATTTTATATTTTTTTGTGTTTATAATAACTAATTCCGCAATATCGAACATAAATATTTCTATGAATCTAACACTATCGTCTCTATATAAAAATATTTTAGTAATCATTATATTTTGCCTAAATAGAAATTGTTCTAATTTGTCTATAGATATTGTCATTTTTACTTATATAAAGATATTGGCTTAAAACCATATTATTTTATAAAAAAATGACACAGACAAATGATTACATACGTAGTTTTATACCAAGTATACACACACCATTAGACCCTAAAATGTCAGATATGTTATCATCTATATTCGGAGTTCCTCCAGATACAAACATAAAAGAAAATTATGACGAAGATATTACCAATAAAGAAGTAATAATAAAGAAAGACAAGAAGCACGTTGTTATAGTAACTATTCTTGTTTTTTCTTTACTTATCGCGTCTTGTATTGGATATCCTTATATTAAAAATTTGTTCTCGGATGAATCAAATTATAGAATTATAAAAAGTGTTGCTAGCTTAGTAATCCCTTTGACAGTAATATTTTGGTTAGTTTATAGCTATGTAATTTAAATAAATAATAAATTTATTTAAATTATTTATAGGTAGAGATACACATATATCTTAGAAACCGTTTTTGTTTAAAAAGCTAGTAATACCTTCTACTGTTCTTAAGTTTTCATCACTTTTTTCACAAACACCATTTCTACAAACATAGTATGTAGGGTAACCTCTAACATCTAACATGTTAATTAACTCTTTTCTCTCATTTGGTCCGTCTTCTGGTATGGTCGCAAATTGAACTTTACCTTCAAACATGTCAGCCGCTTTTTTAAAATGAGGTTTTGCTTGTTTACAATATCCGCACCATGACGCCTGTACCATAACAAGAGCCAAACTGTTTTTTTTAAGTTGATGCATAATTATTTCATCACCATTCTTAGAAACATCTTTTTTGTCTATTACAAGTATATTGTTGTGCGTAGTCATTTTTATTTATCTAATATATTTTATTTTTTATTTAAAAAACAAAACCCTATGGATCAAAAAAATGAATACAACAAGCGCAAATGAAAATAAAGATCATAAAAACGAATACTCCTTTTTATGTAAAACAAACGAATCTTATAGTATTAAGATTTTGTCTGAAATAATAAGTAGTGTATTAAAAACAAGTTTCTATAAAATATCCAGTGAGGGTATATATCTAAAAATGATGGACAATAATCAAAGAACAATGATCGAGCTAGATTTACTAGCATGTAATTTTTTGAGATTTCAAAAATACAACAATAATGATTTATTTATAGGTATAAATTCAACATTTCTTCATAAACTTCTTAAATCAATTAAAAAGAAAGACACCTTAGAACTTATATTAGATAACAAAAAGGAAAATTTAGTTATACAAACTATGTCAAAAGAAACACAAAGAGTATCTAAATCATCTATTAAAGTAACTACAGTTCAAAATATGGAATTATCAGGACCTGAACATTACATAAATTCTGTAATAATTAAGTCTACTGATTTCCAAAAAATGATAAAAGATCTTAACACAATAGGAGATCCTACTATATTGTTTAATATGGAAAACGGAATAGTCAGTTTTTCCTGTTATGCTACAGGAATAATGGGAAGAGAGATTTCACACGGTGAACATGATGATAGTGAATCCAAATACAAAAAATATAAATGTACATTTAGAACAGAAGATATAAATAAAATATCAAAAATGTGCTCTCTCGGAGATACCATTCATTTATATCAATGTACAGAAGATAAACCTTTAATATTGAAAACTACAGTACGTAATTTGGGAACTTTTATTGTAACAATAAAACAAAACGAATTAATGCATAATAATTAAGATATTTAAAAATACGATAATATTATTACAAAATATGCCTAGTACAATTGAACAAGATATACAAATAAAACCTTTGAATATTGATATTATACCTCCTACAACTGATAGATTTAAAGATAAAAATTACAGTGGAGGATCAAAAATTGTAGTTGTAGGTAAACCTGGTACAGGCAAATCTACATTAATAAAGTCTATATTATACTATAAAAAACATATATTTCCGTGTGGAATCGCAATGAGTGGCTCGGAAGATTCGAATCATGCATACAAAGAAATGTTTCCTAGTACTTTTGTTTTCAATCAATATAATGAACAAAAGGTAAAAGACTTTATAAAAAGACAAAAATTATCATCTGAACACTTAGAAAATCCATGGTCTGTACTTATATTAGATGATTGTACTGATGACCCTAGAATATTTAATGAACCTTTGCAACAAGCTTTATTCAAAAAAGGTAGACATTGGAAAATGATGTATATTTTGTCATTACAATATGCAATGGACGTTAAACCTGTTATTAGAACAAATGTTGATGGTATATTTATACTACGTGAACCGTTATTAAAAAATAGAAAATCATTATATGAAAATTACGCGTCAATAGTTCCAGATTTCAATACATTTTGCACTTTAATGGATAGTCTAACAAGTGACTATTGCGCAATGTACATTCATAATGCAGGGCATACAAATGACTGGAAAGAATGTGTTTATTATTATAAAGCACCTGAAATATCAAGTGATTGGAAATTTGGATCACCAGAATACTGGGCGTTTCATGAGGATCGTTTTGATGAAGATTACGAAGAACCTATAACAGATACTTGAAAAATACAACAATCGAATATTATATATAAATGAAAATTTGAATACATTTATATATATATTAAAAAATGTCTCAATATGATTGTTTCAATAAATATTGTAATGATAATTCTAAATGCATGATTGAGAATAATTTGACTATGTCGTGTAATCATATAGACATAGTTATGGAAGGAAATAAAACAATATGCAATACATGTGGAGAAGAATTAGATTATATAACACAAACAAATGAAAAAGAATGGTGTTGCTACAAAAATACTGATCCTAAAAAAACAGATCCAACAAGAGTTCATGCACGAAAAAAAGATGAAAAAAGTATAAATAAGGATCTAGTTAACTTACCAATAAGCGATGTAATAATATCATCAGCTAATGTTATATATGAAACGGTAACAAATGGTAAAATATACAGAGGTAAATCTAGGAAAGCAATAATATTCGCATGTGTGTATCATGCTTATAAAATGGCAGGAATACCTCAGGCGGCTGACAGTCTGTTAAGAATTTTCGATATAACTAAAAAAAACGGATTAAAAGGATTAAAAATAGTAAATATTAACATACCTGTTGATTCTGAAATAAATAAAACGTCGGTAAGTGTTGTTGATATTATAAAAGACATATTATCTCAATTTATCATGGACGATAAGAGTAAAGATGAAGTTGTTGAAATATATTGGAAAATACATAATAAATCGTCTAAGTTGAACAGAGCTAGGCCTCAATCAGTAGCAGCATCTGTGGTTTATTATTGGATAAAAAAGAAAGATATAAAAATATCGATAGAAGATTTCGCAAATATAACCAACCTATCACAAATGACTATAACAAAAAACACAAAAGAAGTCATATCAATACTAGAAAATTAATTATTTAATTAT